GAATGCCCGCGAATCCGCATATGGGCGCTAAATCAACAAATAAGATGCGTAAGGGATAAGGAGTAGAAATGTCTACTGTTAATAGCCGCATGGATCGCTCCCAGTACTTTACTCCCTCTCCGGGCAATAAAGCTCCCTCGAAGTTTTGGGGTGGCGGCTTTGGCGGGGATAAATCTACTGAACGTAAGACAGGTCCAGTTATGAAAAAGAATCCGGGCTTGTATGAAACTCGTAATGATCGTAAAGCAAAAGACTGTCCGTTTTGTGGTTAATTAAATGAAGTATGGCATTTCCACTACAGATCAACAACGCTTGGACCAATTGGCTCGATCAAATTTTGGTGAAGTGTTAGTTACTGTTTTGGAAGATCGCGCTAGGAGTTTAATAAAATCTTTAAAGGTTGCCGACACTGATACGTTTCGACAAGTACAGGGTCGTGCGTTAGAAATTGACGATCTACTAACCGCTCTTAAAGTTAAAGAGCGCGGAGAATAAAGTATGGCCGGTTTACCAGCAGCAATGCTCAAGAAGCGTGAGGATTTAAGGGCGAAGCATCCTGAGTTGACAGATACTACTCAACCAGCAAATGTAGTGATTCCGATTGATGTACCTAGTAATGGTTCTATTGAAGGAGGTGATCCGAGCAATCTATCGCCTGAGACTCCGCCGACAGAACCTGCTGATAAGCCATTAACATTAGATGAGCAGTATAGAATTACTGCTGAAAAGTGGGAAAATAAGTTTAGGACTCTGGAAGGCGTCGTTAAAAATCTAGAGCCTGAATTACGTTCGGAAAGAGAAACACGCGCGAAGTTAGAAAGAGAATTACAGGAATTGCGTGAAGCTATGCCACGTCCTGCGTCGCAGCCGAATCTTGATGAGGAATTGACTACGGAAGAAATGGAAGTGTATGGTGCGTCTGCCCCAATTATCCAAAAGATCGCTAGAAAGATTGCGAGAGGAGAATTGGAAGGTGCGCTAAAGGATTTGCGTAAAGAGATTGCTCAACTTAAAGAGACTACGGGCCGTGTCGAATCCGGTGTATCTCAGAGTGAGGAAGAGCGATTTGTAGATAGTGTAAAACGGAATGTAAAAAACTTTGATAAGATTATCGTTAGCCAGGAATGGCGCGATTATCTGGAACAAAGGGCTCCCTATACGAAGGATACGATAAGTAAAATGCTTAACGTAGCTCATAGTAATAGAGACTTAGATTCCGTTCTGGAAATTTTTAACGGTTTTAAACCTAGTAAAGCGGCTTTAGCTTCGATGACTAGTCCCTCGCTTGGCGGTGGGGCTGCTCCTATTAGTACAAACGGCAATCAAAAGCCTATGCTGAAGTTCTCGGATCGTAAGAAAATGAGTGACGATAAGCGTATGGGGCGTATTAAAACCCCCGAGCAAGTTGCCGAATGGAATAAGTGGGATCAAATGTTTAGGGAAGCTGAAGCTGAAGGCAGAATTGATTATCAAAAATAAACTTCAGTGAGGAATTAAAATGGCTGTTCCTGTTGCACCGGGCTATCCGCAATATAGTGGTAATTTAATTAGCCCCATGTTTAGTATGGATTTGCTGGAACTGTTCTACTGTACTTCTATTTACGGTGAAATTTCTACAACCGAATATAGCGGTACTTTAGAGAAGTGCGGCGATCAGGTAACTTTCTGGCGTGAGCCGGAAGTTACGATTCGTGACTATGAAAAGGGTGGCACGATTATCCATGATACTGTTGACTCCGAGCCGACGACTTTGGTTATCGACAAGGCGAAAGACTTTAGCATGGTCATTAGTCAGATTGATGAGAAACAGATTTGTAATTGGCCGTCTTGGCGTGAGTCGTTCTTAAAACGTGCGGCCTATCGTCTTGCTCAGGCGATTGATACAAGTTTGTTCTCTGAAATCTATATGGATGTTGACCCGGACAATGCTGGTACTTCGGCAGGTTTTGTGTCGCACTCATATAATCTGGGTACTACCGGCAATCCGGTATCCGTGACTTCAACTAACATTAACCAGGTACTTACATACGTACATGGCGTGTTGGACGAACAGTGCGCTCCGCGTGAGAATCGCTATATTGTGTTACCGGCAGTGGGTTATACCACGTTGCTGAACAGCGACCTTCGTGCAGCGTATCTGACTGGCATGGATATTTCGCCGCTTATTAATGGGCGTTTGCCGCCTCAGGTTGCAGGGTTTAATATTTACGTTTCTAACTTCCTGAATCCGGTTTTTGACTCGGGTGTTAGCGCGAATTGCTTCCAGATTCCCGCAGGCGTAAAGATGGCGACGGCGTTTGCAGCGCAGATCGACCAGACTCGCGTAATCGAGGACAAGGATTCGTGGGACCGCTATTATCAGGGTCTTGCGGTATATGGCTTCAAGGTTCTCTACCCGAAAGGTGTAGCGGCCCTTTATGCTCGCTTTAGCTAATAGGAGAATATAATAATGGCTACTTACGAGCTTTATCTCGGTGGTCCGCGTCAGCAAAATAGTGACTGGGCAATTTTTCCGGCAGCGACGTTTAGTGCCAATAATGCGGCAGCGTTAGCCCCGGCGAATAAGGTTCCGGTTATCTTTGGTGCCTCGCGTACTTTGGACTTTACTAACGATCAAGCATTGGCGTATTTTTATACTCATAATTTACCGGGTACGCCGCCGACTTTCTCTAATAACGATTCTGTGGGTACAGCTGTTGTTCCCGCAACTTCGCTGTTTTTAGGTTGTTGGTATAGTGTTAATACTCCGGTCACTGGTGGTGTGTTTTCATTAATCGTTCGTGGTACTACCCAGACGCTTGTTTCTGGTGTATCTACTACAACGGCTACTAGTGCGTGGGTTCCTTATAATGGAGCGGGTGTAATTACTACGCTTGATACGGTTACTGTTACTTGGCCGAAGTTCTTCCATTATTTTGCTACTCCTGATATTATTGATACTAAGTTCACTACTGTTCCTGCGGGCGGTTTACAGGCGTTAAGTTTAACGGTAACGCCGGTTTATCTTAACTTTCAGGTTGGTCGTGTTTAATTGATCCACTTCGGGGGCCAGTTCATCGGCCCCCACTTTTAAAGGTGACATTATGAGTGAAGTTATTCGACAGGTTGCAGGTACGGTTCCGCCGCTTGCGCATGCTACGCGTAAAGGCTTGGTGGACAATAGTTTAGAGATTGGCGCTCCTACGGTACTGGGCTCTGGATTGTATATGCGGCATCTGCCTTCTGGGCGTGTATATCCGTATGAAGTAAACGGCGCTAAGCGCGATGATGTAGAGATTTTTAGGCATATGCCCGATGGTCGGGATATGAAGATTGCTAAGCCGGCGAAGGCGAAACCGAAAGGTCCGTTTCAGCGTGAGCGCGGTATCGGCGCGTATGACACGCCGGCAGATAAGGTTCTGACCACTACCGATAATCTGATGGCCCCTGAGTAATGGCATACCAAACAGCGAATGCAATTATTACTTCTGTCTCTACGTCATTAAATGACCAAGAGGTAGGGTTTACTTTTATCCGCTGGCCATTAGCAGAACTTACAACGTTTTTAAATGAAGGTCTTTCGTTTGTTTGTGCGTATCGCCCCGATGCGTTTATTTTTAGGGGTGATATAACAATAACGCAAGGATCACAGCAAACACTACCGGCGACTTTACGTTTGTTGAAAACAGTGGATTTTAATAGTGGTAGTTCTAACTGCCCATTTGCACCGATTACGGAGTGTGATCTTAATTTAGCTCGGACGTTTTACAAGGCGACATGCCTACCGACAGGCGGAGCGGGGGATTATCGCGTTTTAGCGTATGGTTATGATGCGAAAGACCCTAGGGCGTTTTATGTGTTCCCTCCGGTTCCAGCGGGTAATACGGCGAATATTAGTATTACGGCGATTCAAGAACCGACGGTATACGACACTACATCGGGTAGTCAGAATAGTTTAGTTAATATTGATCCGAACTATTACGCTCCTTTGAAGTTTTGGATGTTGGCCAGAGCGTATGAAGTGGATACCGAATCTTCTACTTCGCAGTCTGAAAGCGATAAGTTCTATCAGAAAGCATATAATTACTTCGGTGTTCAGTACAAACAAGGTTCTGGTTATAATAAGGGTGCGTTCTTAGGTCAGGGCGGCGATCAGAATATGACTAAACAGAGGCCCGCATAATGGCATGTTATGTTGATCCGAATGGTACGTTATCGTGGGACGCGTTAATGCCCTACGTGCTGCCCTATGTCCGAGGGGTGCCGCCTGATATCGCATTACATCATATACGATCTTCGGCGATTGAATGGTGTCGGCGTAGTAGTATTCTACACGATGTTCAGCAATATGATTTACAGGCGCAGGTAGAGAATTACCAGCTTACTACAGAATGTAATTATGAAATAGTTCGTGTGTTTCGTGTCACAGTAGATAAGACATGGAATTATACGGCGGTAAATGAAAAGTTGACTCGCGGGCGCGGAGCGTATATTTATTATATGTCGTCGCCGACGATGATTCATTTACGCCGGCCCTCGCAATTAGATGATCCTAAAGGATTAGAAGTAGAAACGATTGTACAGCCCAAGCAAGATTCTTGTGTTTTGGAGAATTACCTTTATGAGTTTTGGGCAGAAGGTATAGCGGCGGGTGCTATTGAACGCATTTTAACGATACCGCAGACTAGTTGGTATGATCCTAAGTTAGCAGCGGATTTTGCTTTAAAGTTCAGAAAAGAATTAACGCGGTGCAGAGCAGAAATTGATAGAGCGTTTAATCCGCGTAGTGAGATGAAAACAAAACAATGGATTGGCCCAGGTAATCGCGGTTACGGTCGTTGGGGCTTTGGTGGAGGATCGTGGTGCTAAGCCTTAGAGAGAAAATCGTTAAGGTAAATTCGTCCACTGCACTAGTTTGCTTTCAGTTAGGAGCGACAGGATGTAGCTGTACTTGCTCTTCATGTCAGGGATGTACTGACTGTACAAATTGTCCGAATCTCACCATTGCTGATATACAGATGAAAGTATATCGAGCAGGCAGTCTCATTACATGCGGAAACCCAGTTCCTGTTCCGACAACGTACTATCCTAATTGCACCAATCCAGTAGCACCGTGCGCGACTCCGTATTATCCCAACGTGGGCCCCACGCCTACTTATTTTGTCTTGTATAATGCTTATTCGTTGACAGGAATAACAGCTTGCTTTTATATAGATAGTCTGCTTACTGGTACATGTTCTGGACAGTATATTGGCGACATTTTTGTTACGGGTAAGCAGTGTGGTTCTATTGTAATGAATGTTGGCGATACCTGTAGTGTATTTGAACCGTATACGGTAAGTATTGGCGGTGGGCTCAATAACGATTTACAGCCGAGCTAAGATATGGCATTTATAGCGATTGAATATCTTCAAGCTAAAACTACGTCGTTTACTAGTGCGGCGGCTACATCCATTACATCCGATTCAGCGACGGTTGCGTTGATCTTAGCCCAATTGGGGGCTAGTGGTAATTATACTACGGCAGCGATTAGCGACGGAATTAACTACGAACTGATTCATATTACCGGTGTCGATTCTGGCGCAATTACGGTTACTCGTGCGCAAGGTGGAACGACAGCGGTTAATTTAGCATCGGGTGCATCGTTTCGCTATGTGTGGTTGACTGAAGGTATTTTAGCTACAGCCCCCGGTGGAACGGTTACGTGTACTGGTGCCGGCGGTACCAATGTTACTGGTGGTCCAAATTATGTAATTACATCACCCATTTATACGTTTATTGCGGGTGCGGGGATTGCGATTAGCGGTGCTCCGACTGCCCCGGTTATCAGCAGTACGGCCCCGGCAGGAGCAACGGGCCCTACAGGCCCCGCAGGGCCTTCTACAACTGTCACGGCTTCGGGTATTGCCGCTGCGTCGGGGGGTTCCGGGGTGTTTAATGTGGACGTTCCTACGCCGAACTTTACGGCGGGATCGGGCATTAGCGTAACAGGTTCGTATCCGAATTTTACTATAACGAATACCCGTATTCAAGGTGGTACAGGTACAGTAACTAATTTAGTTGCCGGTGCGGGCATTTTGATTAGTGGTGGTACTCCGACCATTAACCCCACGGTATCTTTGACAACTACAGGCATTGCAGCAGGTACGTATGGCGGTTGGACAGTTGACGCATATGGTCGGATTACAGCAGTAGGTGCAGGACTTGTAACAAATATTTCTACTAGTACTGCCGGATTTACGGTAGCTAATCCCACTTCTGGTAATTGGACGGTTAATGTTGGTACAGCCAGTACAGCGACACAAGGATTAATTAAATTAGCAGCGGCTACAGCAGGTGCTTCACGTAATGCTGGTGATGCAACTTCAGCAGTTACACCGGCAGGCGTGGACGCCGTTATTACGTCATTAAATCTTAATCCCGCAAATTTTGCGGTATCGGGTTCACAGGTTGCATTAGCAGCGGGTACTTATACAAATTTAATAGTCGGTTTACCAATTTCTGTAACTGTAGCATCGGGTAAAAAAGCTATAGTAGATATTTATGTAGAGGTATATGATTCTGCTGCAACTACAGTACCTCAGAATTTTGGTATTGGGTTATTTAATGGAGGATCGTTACTAGCAGGTGTAAGTAATCTAGTACCTAGTTCTCTTAGAAATTTAAAATATTTAGTAAATGGCCCTCTTACAGCGGTGCTTACTGTAAATACTACAGCACTTGCAGGTACGCAGACACTTGGAAGTTATTATGCGGTGGTTACATCTAATTAATGGCTAGTATAAAAATTATGCGTTTTGGGGGTTTATTACCACAGGTTAACCCGAAAGCATTACCTAATGATAGGGCGCAGATTGCCCATAATTGTTTATTGTGGGACGGATTTTTACGGCCTATGCCACAGTGGCAGATAGATCAAACTGTAGGCAGTACACCACAATCTTTATTTAAGTACCCAGCCGCTATTAATGGGTATAAATACGATTTATTTTTACGTCAAGCACTACAAAATTTAAGTGAACCATTTGACAATAATTTACCGATAGGTATTGGTACTGCGATTAATTCAACGGGAGTTTTAACTACTTATATAAGTTCCGGTGGGCCACGGTGCTTTGTTGGTGTACCTCAACCCTCAGCGCTAGGACTAACCCAAGTAATAACAAATAATAATTTTAGTGTTTATCCTATTTCTCGTACTTATGCAATTACTTATGTTTCTGGTAAACAGGAAGGTGCGCCTACCATATTACCGCAAATAGGAACCAATGGTACTTTATTTGAAGGTGACTCAGTTCAGATAACTTTTACACTTGATCCTCTTACAATTAATCAATATAATATTACTGGAGTTAGACTTTATAGAACTATTCCTGGCTTTGATACATCAGAGCAATTAGGTAATCCGTTAGAAACTGGTTTTCATTTAGCTGGTAGTTTTAATTTTTTTCCAACTTCTCCTCCGCCGACTGCGATATTTGTTGATGGTGTAGATGGTTCTCAATTGCAGGGAGATTTATTAATAAGTGACGAATGGATGCCCCCGCCGCCTCCCTCATTGTCTAATCCGAATGATTCTTTATTTTTTGGACAGACAGAAAGCGGATGGGGCGTACACGCACATTATAACGGCGCTATAGGATTTCCCCCCAATGCAGTAGATTTTTCTGAACGATATATGTATCATGCGTGGCCACCGCAGAATCGTGTTTTGTTACCAGATTTAATTTCTGGGATAGCTACGTATTATGATGATGTATTTGTGGGCACTAAATCAGTTCCTTATTATTTACATGTCGGAGTCGGTGAAGCTGAGGCGCTTAATATTTCAGTAAAACCCTTTAAGGACGAATATGCTTGCGTTTCTGGAACGATGGTAGGTACAAATTTTGGCGCTATTTATGCAAGTAAAGATGGGCTTATTGCTCTTAGTGCTGAAAGTGAAAACGTAACTTCAAAGCGTATAGCTAGCCCCGGTGATCCGTTAAATACAGGTACATTTACATACCATTTTTACGATGCAGTTAGGGCTGGCTGGTGGAACGGCAATTATTTTGGATTTACGCCTAATGGTGGGTATATTTTTAATCAACCTAACCCGAGTAATAATGAATACCCTCTGGGACAGTTAGTCACTATTGATTTACCGAATCCTGTACCGGGTCCGAGCGTAGCAACGGGATCAGGTTTTTTTACTGCTTTCGGTAATTCAATTTATAAGTTTGCGTTGCCGGGTTATGGATATGATAGTGCTCCTAAGGCGACTTATACATGGAAATCCAAACGTTATGTAATGCCAGGGCTTACGACATTCGCAGCGGCCAAGTGTGTTAATGATGGATCGGGTAGTTTAAATGTAACTATAAATGGGTATAACAGTGGGCAAGAAACTACGCCATCTTTTGTATATACGCGTCCACTATCTCATAGTAACCCTTTTAGAATTCCTCATCAGTTTAAGTGTCTTGAGTTTGATTTTGTACTTAGTGGTACTAGCGCAGTCGAAGAGTTTCACATTGCGACTTCGGAGCGGGAACTTACAGAAACCCCAGGAAGTGAATAATGGTAAACCAAGAAATTGATAACTTATTAACTCTTAGAATCCAAGCGACTAATGATATACGAATGTTAGCGCAATATTATTTATTGCCCGAGAAATTAACGGAACAACCGAAAGATGCAATAGTAGCAGCTGAATATGCACGTAAATTAGCGATGGCTACAGCGGCTGTAGAAGTTGTTTGCTGCGTCGTTAATATGTTCGGCACGATGGCAGGTATTAAGAATTTTTCGAGTAGTAATGCTATCGCAGATTTAACGTTCGGGCTTAACGTAAATACATTCTGGTCTGCGAATGCTAATTATTTGATGCCGATTCTTAGTATGGCAGTTAATGCGTTTCAAGATAATATTACGCTGAAAGCCCAACAGCAACCTCTATGGGCACCATTAGAATACCATCATTCATCGTCATGGCTTGAAGTTCTCCCGGCTATTTTATTCTGCCTTAAAGGATATAGCGCCATGCGAGAGAAGTCGTTAGAAATGAAACAATCATTTGAGAAGTTTTTAAAGGTTAGTTAATGGCTGATTATGGTCAAATTGCAGAATTTGCTGCTGAGACTGTCGTAGGTTTTTTGGTGGCTAATGCTGTTAATAATGTACAGAATGATTATAATAATTTAGCGACAAATTACTTTAATCTATATCAAACACAGCGTAATTTTTATTTTAATAATTTTCAGTTAAATGGTGAAGCGCCTTTTGCTACCGAACAGTATGGAATTACGTTTTATACTCCAGATTATATTGGCGTATTTCACTCTGGGTACTTCCCTCCCGGCACTTGGTATTTTTTTAATTTTGAAATAAATAATAGGCTTAATTTAATTGGTTCACCTATTGCTGATGGCTATTGGCCAGGATACGCAAGCCGATATACTCCTAATTCTGATGCTATTCAGCTTGAAATAAGTGGAACATTTAATATGGAAGTTGCGGCTATTCTTGATGATTGGAATAGTTATATGAATAGATATGAAGAACATAAACGTGATGTTTTTAATGAGCGACGTTGGGCGAACCAGATGGGTTCTTTATCTTATGGCGTAAAAGAAGCTTATACAGTTGAACGCGGAATGGGTACAGCCTTTAGTGATTATGATAAAGCACAAGGACAACTAATAAGTGCAGATTCTACAGTGTTAAATGGTTTAGCAACATTTGCCGGTTATCGACAAATGCAGAAGGCTTTACGCGACGATTTAGGCACAGTTCCTGATTATCAGAATACATCTTTTATGACTCATGTAATTCCTAACTAATGGCCGAATTAACTCCTAGTACAGTTACTTATTCTGGTAGTGGTCAAACTACGTCACCAATCGGTAGCGGTGCGCTCGATCCGTCTGTTGCTAATCTGGCAATGGGCGGCACGCGCCTTTGGGCTATTTATTCGTGTTACCAACAGCTTCAAGCATTAAAACAAAATCTTACAATAGCTAAAAACTATTACACTACGAATAAACAAGATTTTGATTTTTGGAATACAACATATAATCCAAGAATGCTGCTGTCTCTTAACGAGGGAATGACGCGGCCATATTATACTACAGGTACGTTTTTACCGCAGTATGGCCAATTGGATTATTTAGCTTCATTAGGTCGAGGACAATCCCGAGCATCATTTAAAATAGATAAAGAATGGCATCAGACACGACGAAGGGTCGGTCGATATAATATTGGACAAGGACATAGGGTAGATTTAAAATATGCTACTGCTAGGTTGAATGCAGAATTTGAAGGTTGGAATATTGGCTATCGTTACGAAGATAATCGAAAGATGGTTTACGATGAGCAGCGCCACGCCCACCAAGCGGAAATTTTGAATCTGGGTATTGGTGCGGGTAATGCGGCTCGCGCGGGTTTAGCTACATCGGTTGAAGGATTAAGTGAGGCAAAGGCGCAGAAGGCGGGGCAGTATGGAGCGCTATCTAACGGGCTTTCTACTTTCGCCGGTTATATGCAACAGACTCAAGGCATGCGCGAAGATATGAAGGGTCGAAAAGCTTTTAAAGGCGCTCAAGCGGGCGGCGGGTTATCTACGAATAAAGATGGTATTTTTAGTGGCGGGTTTGGGAGTTAAGTATGGCGAATGTAGTTTACGCAAACCCCTTCGGTAATTATGTTGAAGGACAGAGAGCGGGGTTAGAAGATACCGTTCGGGCGGGTACTGCCGCACGTAGTTTTAGAGACTCAGATTTAAATGCCGAGTTTATGAAATGGTATGCTCCTTTACGCCGCCAGGAAGCTACTACTGCTGCTAGTGAACACACTTTAGGCTATAATCAAAATCTTGAATCGGATGCTGCTAGAAAAACAGCATTAGGTGCTCCGGGCAATCAATATTTTTCGGATGTTTTAAATCGAATTTATCCGGGGTATAGCTTTGGTGATGTAACGGCTGGTAGTCAGTTGGACCTTCGTCGTGCGGCGGGTGAGGCCACAGGTAATCCCATTAGCCCCTATGATCCGGCGTTTTCGTTGGTTGGTCCGCACTATGCGCAGAAGGTGGAAAATATATCGCCTGAACAGTTTGCGCAAACAATGGCATTGCGTTATGGGCCTAATTGGCAGCAGCAACAAAGCGGAGCACAGCAGACGCCCGAGTTTAGTCCGTTTGAACAGGCAACATCACATATCTTTGGTACGCCAAATTCGGCGAATAGAGCCGACGGTCCTGCTGCGGGTTCGGGCGGTGTACAAGCGCCGCCAGGAGTAAATAGTCCTATTAATCTACGAAACCCCAATCAGGCACAGCAGCAATCGCATAACCCTACGTCAATCTGGGCAGACGAAAGACAAGCGTTAGGGGGTGCCGGGGCGTCTAATATTGGTAATGGCTCTCCGTATGGCGTGGGTAATCCCCGAGTTAATAGCGCGACAGGAGGCTTTTAAAAATGTCTGATACTTATTTGCGAGAGCCCAGTCCGGGTGCAGGTTTTTCGATGCCCCAGGCACAACCAATGCCACAGGCTCAACCCATGTCATCGCCCTACCGAGCACCCCAGGCTCCGGGATTTACGCCATCTTCGCCAACAGAAACAGCACACCCTTCCATACCCCAGCAATATTACGGTGGTATGCCAAATCGTATGATGGGGAGTGATTTTGCGTCGGTAAGTGCTAATGAACAAGTGCTACAACATCCTGTTGTAGGTAATAATGGCTTTGGGTTACATCCTGAAGTGAATCATGGAGAAATTGTAGATTATTTATTACCGCGATTTAGAAATGTAGAGTCTACTAATAACTATCAAGCACAACACCCACAATACCCTAAATACACAGCTTCGGGTGCGTATGGTTATACTGATCCCACTTGGAATCATTTCCAAGGATACCCGAGGGCAAAAGATGCACCGCCTGAAGTACAAGATGCAAGAATGAAACAAGATTTAATGGCAGCTGTTCAACGTTTTCAAGGTGACCCATTTAAAGTAGCAGCCAATCACTACTATCCTAAATTCGCGAGTGACCCGACTAAGTGGAATGAACCTCTGGTAGATCATTATGGCAAACCGATTGAAAAAGCGCAGACAGTCCGGCAATACCTCGAAGGGATTTTACCGGCAGAGCGGGTTAGCAAATACCTCGAAGGGATCGGAAACGTTGAGCGACCGAGCGCTGACAACCGGGCTCCTTTATAATTATCTTGACTACGTATCGCCTGCAGATGTAGATGGGCTTAAGCGCGCTCAGGTTAATGTAACAGACAGTGGGATAGACGCTAAACCACTATCGCCAAGTAAGGCATTAGTGGTACAGATGAAATCTCCCTATGGGCAGCGCCCTACACTGGTCGCCGCTGAAAATAAGCCGACTGCATTGATTACGAAGTATTCTCCAAAAGACGAAATGTTTCCGCAGCTAGAAGAATACAAAACGAGTCTTTTACGTTCAGCTCTTAGAAAAATTGTGGATGAAGCCTAATGGCATTTAATATCGATCCAAACGCGCCGCCGTTGATTCAAACAACCGCATCGCCGTACGGTGCTCCGCCAGACCAGCAGCAACAGGGTATTCCTGCCGTACAGACGCGGGGTGGAGGCGGTTATCGTATGTTAGGCGGCGGCAATCCGTTTTCATCGCCGCGTGGAGGTAGTAAACAGCAAGGACGTGGGTACGGCTCAAATGAGCTTCCGCCTTTGGATGATTATTTTAAAAGTTATCAATTAACCAACGCGAAAGATATTCCGTCGCTGTCATCTGCGGACGATGCGACATTGGCTACTATTGCCGATGACTACGCGAAGAAATTTATCCCCGGTGCCCTAGAGGGTGCTTATCAGCGCAAGGCCGATAAGTCGGAAGTCGAATCGCATGTCGCCAAGTTTAATATGCAGTTTGCGAATCGGCTTAGTGATTTTCGTAAACATCTAGCCGATTTAGAAAATAAAGGTCAAGCTCCTAAGCCAGCTGAGGAATCCGATGCATCAAAATTTATTAAACAAGAATTAGGTGCCGGTGGTAATGTATCTTATACGGGCGGTGCAGATAATCCATTAATTCGCGGTTTAGCCCAATCAGGTAATGAGGCACTTTCTGGTATCGGATATATTGCAGGACATCCGGCAAATACCGTAAAGGGTTTATGGGCAAATACACTGCCGGCGCTTATTTTACGGCGGTTTAGCCCTGAACTCGAAAAATATATTCACCAAAATAGTGATGATCCGACAATTGCGGAATGGGTGAATAAACATTATGTTAACCCCGCAACGGGAGAACCATTTTCAAAAGAATCGGCACAACTAGAAACGCCGAAAGATGCTACAGCGCTTCAGGCAGCGACGCAATTTGGCAGTCGTGTGGCAGGTACGTTAGCTCAAGCGGGTGCAGGCGGTGAAGGGGCCGCAGCGTTAGGTGCAGGTAAGTTAGGTGCTAAGGTAGCGGCAGCTACAACTTATGGTGTGCCGGCTGGCGGTGCTGCGGCTCAATCAATGCAAGATCAAGGTAAGGAAGTAGATCCAGAAAAAATGGGCGCTTTGATTAATACCGCTGTTGTGTCAGGGCTTTTGCCTGCCTCTCTGGGCGGTTCACTACTTAAGCGTCTTGCAGTTGGCGCTGGTATTGGTGTGGGTGCTAATACACTTACTAATGCTATTGCGGGTAACTCATTAACACAAGGTGCATTAGGTGCAGGATTAATAGGTGCCGGTTTTGGTGGTTTACATGGAAATAAGTCGGGAGCTAAAGCCGGCCCTGATACAACAGAGTCAGGAGCAAAATCGCCTGCTGGTGCAGCATCCTTAGATACAACAAAGGCAAATGCAATCCCATTAGGAAATGATCCTTATTCACAAGCTTATCAAGGTACTGTGGCGGACCCAGAGCATCAAGTTAAGCCGGGTACTTCTATTGAGGAAGCTACGCCCACAATGATTGAGGCGTTAGATCAATTTAACGCTCGGTATGCTGCACTACACGAGGGAGCTACGCCTGAGCAAAAGGCGCAGGCAGGTGCGAAGTTTGAAAACGATTGGAAAAAGCAATTTGCTATTGCTGAGCCGAAGGCAGATGCGAAAGTTAATGAAGTAGCGGCAGCGAATGCAGCGGCGCCTACTGATGCAGAGGCAGCACAAGCCGTTAGCGAAAACCCGGCAGCGGGCGTATTAGATAAAACACAGGCAGCGGCAGCAGCCGGAAAACCAATGCCTATAGAGGGCATGACGGAGACGGATGTAGAAGGTAATGTACGTGGTGTTACTCGCGGTGAGCCCCAAGACCCCGCAATCGCCGCAGGATCGCCGCCCGTGATCGAGCAGCCCATCGCACCGGGCGAAGTCCGCCAAGCGCTAGACGAAAGCGCTGCGGCTCCCGGCGAGGCACGAGAAGCCGCCCCAGGCCCCGAGCCGGTCAGCGGGCGCGAACTGGTGACACAGCCGGGCATTGATACACGTTTGCCGTTAGGTGTTACCGAGCGTGTAGCACAAGAACTGCGCGAGTCGTTGCAGCGTGATCCCACACCGGACGAAATTAATAACCATGCTGGTATGGTGTTAGACGAAGCAATGCGCCAAAAAGGGGTAGATGAAAAAATCCCGGCGCTCGCTCGGCGTGAGGCTATTGGCCAACTACTTGAAAAGAACCCGACTGAGTTACCCTCGGCAGAAGATATTAATAAGAAAGCCAAGGAATTAACGGGTAGTTTGCGCGGCGTTAATGATGCTATCCAAGCGCGTATTAAGGAATTTGAAAAGCATCCTGCGAAGGTAGCAGAGCGAAGCGCTAAGGAGTTTAGGGATGTTTTAAAGAAAGCTCGGGCTTTGCCGGATACCAAGGCGGCGGGAGATGCGTTGGCAGAAATTGAGCGAATTAAGAAAGCTCGTGAAGAGGCTGAAAAGGCTGCTAAAGAAAAAGAAAAGTCAGATCAAGAGTTTCGAGATATACTAAAAAAGACAAGGGGCATGCCTTCGCCTGAAGAGAAAAATAATCAGGCGTTTAGAGATGTACTGAAAAAGACACGGGAGATGCCGCCCCCAAAAGCTGAGGCGGCTAGCCAGGAAGGCGAAGCCGCCCACTCTCGTACCACGGATGAATATGGCCATAGAACAACAGGCCGTAGTGTGGATGATTTACGCCAAGCGTTGTACGACAAGTGGGGAAAGAAAGCTGTTGACTTTCTCGAAAGAACCGGCGTATTGAAGTTAGTTCAATCTCAACACGATTTAGAGCGTGCGGAGCCGGGCTCTGTTGATCCTAAATTTGTTACCCAGGGTTATTACAGCGGTCGGAACGGCTACCTTGTGGCGGATCATGTGCCCGAGGGGCACGAAGTTGGCGTTCTATTACACGAGATTGGTACACACTATGGCTTGAAGCGCATGCTTTCGCCTAAGTTATACGAGAGTTTAAAAAGCTATGTGCGTGGCAAGATTGACGTAGACAAGGAATTAACCGACGCTTACAATAAAGCGCTTGAAGGAAATCCAGATACGCGGTTAGTCGAAGAGGAAACGATTGCCCACATGGTGCAAGCCAAGGGCGAAGTACTCGGCTCGATCTGGCATAAAGCGTGGGTTGCGATGAAAGCGTTTGTGTACAAAACGATCGGGCAGCATTTGCCTGAAGTCGCGCGCCACAAGCTTTTGGACAATGACGTTATCCGTAGTTTAGTTCGCGGTGCGACGGAGCCCCAGGGGCACCAACGCTATTTAGATCAACCGGCGTATAGCCGCACTACACCCTCCAACTTTAAAACAGCCGAACAAATCAGTGAGGCATGGAACCCTGCGCGGAAGGCTACGCCGAAAGAAGTACAGCTTGATAAGGAAACAAAATCCAAAGACTTTTGGACGAAGCATGTTAATGAGTTATACCCGCTTCAGGCATTAAACCGAACGCTTGAAAAAATCGGCGTAAAGATTGACGCATCTAAGAATGCGTTTTTGGCTATGACTAATTTGGGCGGTCAGGCGCGGCACGCTATTAACCACGATATCGCTAACTATGCAGAGCCGGCGAAACAAAAGATTTTTGATATAGCAAAAGAGTTAGGTGTTAGAGACGAAAAGGGATTTCAAAAGTTTGTTGGTGACGTAACGAATGCGCTTGGTGCACGTCATGCACTGGATGTTAATAAACTCGATTATTATATGAAGGTTCGCCTTAATGACGAAGGTGAAACTGCTCGTGCGGCGCTATTACAGGATGTATTTAACGCAAAAGCGAATCCGAAAGAATGGTATGCTAAGTTAAAGGCTGTTGTGAATAAGCCCGGTGCGATTATTGAGAAGGGGGGTACTCGCATGGGCAGTGGTATCTCCGATGAAAAGGCGTATCAGCTTTTGGAGATGGCCCGTAAGGCAGGTATCACGGACTCCGTTGCGGAACGTTTAAATGCCGCGCTCGATCCGATTCGCCAGCGCACAACTGAGAATAACCTTGAAGCGGGGAATTACACCCCCGAACAACAGCGTATTGTTCAAGCCTACGGATCGAAATGGTATCTGCCTTTTAAGGGCTTCGCTGAAGATATGTCTTTGGGTATGGACAACACCCGTAGACCCTTTGGCGCGTTTAATCGAGACACAACCGCAGCGCGTGAAGGCCGGCAAACTCAGGCAAACAATCCCGTTGAAAATCTCTTTAAAGACCTAATAAATTCAGCGAAAGATACCGCGTATAAGAACGCAACTAAGACGATTTTCAAGATGGTATCAGACCCGACAATTAACAAAAAACTTGGCGGCGTTAAAATCAAATCGTATGATATAAATAAATTGACCAACGATGCACTTGCTAATGGCGGCAAGTTATCGGATATGGTTTCTATCTTCCGCGATCCTAATACTGTTATTTATAAAAACGGTAAGGACTGGCATGTTATGCAGTTCCCGGAAGGATCGCGCGAGCTTGAGGCTATTAAGACAATAGAAAAAGACAAATCGTTAGGTGGTATCAGTGCCGTAGCAGGACACGCGACGAACTTCCTCGCTCGGGCAAAGACTTCCTACTCCCCTGTATTTACGTTGTGGAGCGCGTTATGGCGTGACGCTACGGGGTATCCTATTCTTGCCGCACTGGACAAAGGCCCTGCGGTCGCGGGCACCTATGTTAAAAATTACATTGGCTTTGGCGGTCCAATGGGGGCATGGAGAACCTATGCTAATTTCTTTAGAGGCGTTAATAAGTTTGACGCTATGGAGAAGATGGCAAAGGAGAATCCAGAATCATTCCCCGGTTGGGCTTATCGTTTGAGCAAGAGCGGCGGTGGACTAGATTTCAAATCAGAGCTTAACGACTTTAAAAAGTCAATGGGGCTTATTAAGGAAATAGAAAACGAGTCCAAAAACATACTAGTGCGGGGAGCCAAAGGCGCACTTAATTACGTAAAGAATTCGCCTGTTGGTAAGATAGGGCATAAGGCGTTAGAATTTTTAGACGCGCTAGCTACGTCGTCTATTGCGGCGGGTCGCGTAGCGATGTTTAAATCGTTGGTTGAACACGGTATGTCGGACTTAGAAGCCGGGCACTATGTCAAACGCATGGAGAATTTTGAACAGACTAGCGAAGGAAGTAGACAGTTAAACGCATTCTTTCCGTTCTGGCGTGCGGGTGTTGCTAATGCTCAGCGTATGTATGACTTGGTTCATAAGCCGAACGGCGACTTTGACAGAAAGATGTTTGGCAAGATTATGATGGTGGGTGCGGCATCGGCAGCAGCCTATTGGAATTTCGTACTGAAACAGTATTATGGTGACGACGCGAAAAATTTGAAATTAACAACACTATCGAAAAGTTTTATTTTACCGAACCCCTACGGTGATCCGATTGAAATTCCAATGGGCTTAGGCATTCCGCGTCTTATGCTCGGGCTCGGGATGATCGGTACGCGTATAGCGGAGGGTAGTGCTGATACGTCAGATGCTTATGAGGCTATTAAACAAACGCTATCAGAAAACTTAACGCCGCTTAAGCCGATGGAAGCAAAGGATAATGCTACGGTCGGGGATCGTGCTCTGGACTTGCTGGCCGCTGTAGTGCCAGGAGCGTTACGTGCGCCTTATGAGTTAGCTCGTAACCAAACGACATTTGGCAAGGATATTCACGCGACGCCTCACTACAACGATACGCGCTTTAAATCGGACATGGGGGAGCGTTCGACGCCGGCAGAATGGAAGGAATTAGCACAGGGCATTCACCATTATTTAGGCGCGGATGTTTACCCCGAGTCTTTGGAGTACTTAGCCAATTCATATGGCCAAGGCTATTTGACAGAAATGCTTCGCGGCTTTAAGTTGGAGAATAAACAAGAACAAGGGCATGAAACTTCACTTACAGACTACCCGTTTGTTCCGCGTATGACTACGGGCGATATCAAGTATGCTGCCTCGAATAAGTTTTACGCTGAAAAGAACGATCTACAAAATGCTGTTAAAGAAGCTAACGCCTTAAAGGAAGAGGGCAAGCGTATTCCGCCCGCCCTTCAAAAGAAACTCGATGAAGAAAAGAAATTTAATGCTGCATCGCGTGAACATAGTAAGGCTATTAAGGAAATCGAATCAAATGCTCTCCTTAGCAAGACGGCTAAGGCTTCGCGGTTGGCGGAAGTTAATGCGCGGTTTCAGCGTGTTCAACAACAGCTTTCAAGAGAAGTAGAACGAAATGCCCAGTAATAGTGAAGCCCAAAAACGCTTTTTCAATATAGCAGCGCACAACCCGGCTTTCGCTTTAAAAGCAGGAGTCTCGCCAGGGCTCGCCCGCGAATGGCACGCAGCCGATAAGGCTCGTGGACCGGTCAAGCTACCTGAGCGGGTGAAGAAAGATCGCCCGAGTCGTTGAGTATCTTAACTGTGTTCTTGTCTACTATGGATTCTGCTGTGGTTTCGTGAATAGATGCCCGTAACTTCTCCGGGACCCGCGTACACGCAAACGTTACTCGACCTTTAACCAACACCGCGATAAATACGCCGTCCGTAGAGAACTGCTCTTCAAACGCTTGCGCCATGCGTAGTAGCTTTATAGAGTCGTTGAGATTCATAAGTAGTGCCATCCGGTTT